GCGCTACGACGCGAACCTGAACATGGCGCCGGACAAGAAGCGCTCGGCGGACAAGATCGACGACATGGTGGCGCTGTTCATGGCCATCGGGACGGCCGTAGGCGTCCAGCCCGACAAAGATCCGTATATAGACCGCGGTATCCGCGTAATTGACTTCAACAGGGGAAAGGAAGATCGAGTCGATGGGTAACCGATTGAAGCGTGTTTTGAACGGACTAGCGGGGATCATCGACCTGAATGACGCCTTCACCTTCGGTGGGATCCTGGTCATGGCCTATGGGTTCTGGCTGGCCTGGCCGCCGCTCGGATTGATCGTGGCCGGCCTGATGCTGTTCATTCTCGGGTATCGCCGATGAGCATATTGGAGAGGCTGCGTCCACGGGTCGCATCGGAGTCGACGTCGCTCCGCTCGCCGGCGTCATGGCTGCTGGACTGGCTGGGCGGATCCGAGACCGAGGCCGGGGTCCGGGCCGGGGAATCGGTCGCGCTCGGCCTGTCGCCCTACTACTGCGGCGTCAATATGATCGCCTCGGCGATGTCCACCATCCCGCTGAACGTCTACAAGCGGGCCGGGAAGCGCCGTGAAGTCGCAGATTCACATCCCGTCCAGTACCTGCTCCACAACGAGCCGAATCCGGAAATGTCAGCGGCGAGCCTACGCGGCAGCTGGATGATGCACCTGCTCGGCCACGGCAACGCCTACGCCGAGATTCAGCGCACAAGCGACAACTCCCCCTATGCACTGTGGCCGATTACCCCGGATCGCTGCCGGCCTGTATGGGATGTCGAAGATAAGCTCTGGTACGAGCTAACCATGCCCAGCGGTGAGCGGCGGTATCTGCGCCGGGAGAATACCCTGCACATTCCCGGCCTTGGCTACGATGGCATGATTGGCTACGGACTCCTGCGGCTGGCGCGCGAGGCGATCGGCCTCAGCGCCGCGCAGGACAAGTACGCCGCCCGGTTCTTCCGCAACGGCGGCAACATCTCCGGCACGCTGGAGACGGACAATACGCTCAGCGAAGTCTCATGGAACCGACTGAAAGAGGAAATCCCGAGCAAGCTGCAGGGTCTGGATAACGCGCACCGGATTGCCCTGCTTGAGGCGGGAGTCAAATTCAAGTCGATCAATCCTGGTAACAGAGAGGCCCAGCTGATCGAGTCCCGCCGGTTCACGGTCGAGGAATGGGCACGCTGGCTGAACATGCCGCCCCATAAGCTCAAGGATCTGAGCCACGCCCATTTCAACAACGTCGAGCAGGAAAACATCGACTGGGTGGTCGACACGATCCGACCGTGGGCGGTGCGGATGGAGCAGGAGTTCGACCGCAAGCTGTTCCGGAATTACAACCAGTTCTACACCAAGCACATCTTCGAAGGCCTGCTCCGCGGCGATATCAAGTCCCGCTACGAGGCCTATGCGATCGCCCGCAACTGGGGCTGGTTCTCAGCCAATGACGTGCTGGAGTTGGAAGACCGGAACCCGCTGCCGGGAGACACCGGCGACATCTACCTGATCCCATCGAACATGATGCGGGCGGACCAGGATCCGGCCGAGGCCATGATGCCGCCGCCGGACACGTCCGAGCCGGACCCGGTGACGGCCAACGCCGACCGCACCGTCCGGATGGAGCTGCGCGCGCTGTCCGCCGCCGGCCGGACGGGCGAGGCCTACGACGCCGAATTCGTGTCCCGGGTATCCGAGTGGAACGGCATCCCGCAGGACAAGGCCGAGCACTACGTCAAGGTCTCAAAGCAGCTGAATCTCGTTGGCGCCGACCAGGGGATACCGAGGGAGCAGGTCGCAATCGCAAAGCGTGGTCTTCTGACCGCGCTCGTTAGAGGAGGATCGAAATGAGCGGAAAGAAGGGATGGTTCAAGATCACCAATGCGGCCGGGCAAGACCCCGCTGAACTGGTCCTGTACGGGATCGTGGGCGGCGACTGGTTCGGGGACGGGATCGTGGCCGAGGACGTCATAAAAGCGGTCAAGGGGCTGAATCTTAAGCCCACCGATACCCTACGCGTGCGCATCAACTCAATTGGCGGCGACTACATCGAGGGCATCGCCATTTACAACTACCTGGCCGGACTGAAGGCGAATGTCAACGTACTGATCGACGGCTGGGCGCTCTCGGCCGCCTCCCTGATCGCGATGGCGGGAGACGTCATCGAAATGCCCGCCAACACCTACATGATGATTCACTCGATATCGACCGGCATGTACGGGAACGCCACCCAGTTCCGAAAGCTGGCCGACCGCATGGATCAGCTGGCCGAGGGCGGCATCGAGACGTATCTTGCACGCGTGGGCGACAACGTGACGCGTGAGGAGCTGATCCAGATGCTGGAGGCCGACGACGGCGACGGCACCTGGCTGTCCGCCCGCCAGGCAGTCGAGCTCGGGTTCGCCGACAAGGTCATCGAGGAGCTGAAGGCGGCGGCGTTCGCGGGATTCGATTCCGCGGCGCGCAAGTTCCACCCCCCGAAAGCGGTCATGGAAATGAGCAAGGCCTGGATCCAGTCGGAGCGAGCGCGACTGGAATCCTTGAGGAATCCCAAGAAGTCCGGCAAGTGAGCCAGCGCGGCGCCAAAGCAGCCGGGTAAATCACGCATAGGCACGTCGTGAGACGTTACGTTCCCGCCCCCTGGACAGCAGGGGGCATGATGGAGGTTTATTCATGAAGACTGTGCAAGAACTGATTCAGGAGCGCGAGGCCCTGTTCGCCAAGGCGAGCGAGATCCTCGACACCATCGACACCGACAACCGCGACATGACCGAGGACGAGAAGTCGACCTACGACGCCGCCCTCTCGCGCATGGAGAGCCTGGATAAGGATATCGCCACCCGCCAGCGCCTGGAGGCCCTGGAGCAGCCGGTATTCGTGCGTCCGCGCGTGGATCAGCCCCCGCAGCCCAGCAATGCGCTGCCCGGCGACGAGCCCGGCAAGAAGACTGTCCGAAGCACCGACAAGGGCCCGGTCATCGAGGCCATGCGTGGCCACGGCAAGCTGCAAGCCTGCAAGGACACCGCGCAGGGCCGTGAACAGGCCTACCGCTGCGGCCAGTGGTTGGCGGCCGTGCTGTACGGCAATGTCCATGCGGCCGACTGGTGCCGGAAGAATGGCCTGGATGTACGTTCCGCGCTGAGCGGTGGCGTTCAGACGGCCGGCGGCGCCCTGGTCCCGGAGGAGTTCGAGCGTTCGATCATCGACCTGCGTGAGCAGTACGGCCTTTTCCGCCGCGTCTGCCGCGTGACGCCGATGTCCTCGGACATGAAGACCACTCCGCGCAAGACCGGCGGCTTGACGGCGTACTTCGTCGGTGAAGGCGTGGACGGCACCGAGTCCGACGCCGGCTGGGACAATGTCAACCTGGTGGCCAAGAAGCTGATGGTCCTGACCCGCATGTCCTCGGAGATCGCGGAAGACGCCATCATCGATCTGGCCGACGACATGGCCTTCGAGATCGGCTATGCCTTCGCGTACAAGGAAGATTATTGCGGCTTCCTGGGCGACGGCACCAGCACCTACGGCGGCATCGTGGGCGTGTTCACCAAGGCGATCGACGGCAGCCATACCAAGGCGGCAATCGATGCGACCTCTGGTCATAACCTGCTGACCGAGATCGACGCCGACGACCTGCTGAGCCTCATGGCGGCGGTCCCGCAGTACGCCAAGCGTGGCGCACGGTGGTACTGCAGCCCGGCCGCGCAGGAAGTGGTGTTCAATGCCATCAAGATCGCGGGCGGCGGTAACACCCGTGACATGCTGGCCGATGCCGATACCCCGCGCTTCCTCGGCTACCCCATCGAAGTGACCGACATCCTGCCCGATTCCCCGTCGACCGACTACAACAACGTCGGAATGATCGGCTTCGGCAACCTGATGATGGCCGCCACGCTGGGCAACCGCCGCGGTATCCGTGTCGCTCTGTCGGACCAGAAGTATTGGACCAAAGACCAGATCGGCATCAAGGGCACCGAGCGCTTCGACATCAACGTCCACGATCTCGGCTCGACCACCAAGAAATCGCCGTTCGCGGTTCTGGTCGGTAACGGCTGATATACCGTCAACACTTGAGATAACGCCCCGTTCGCGGGGCGTTTTTCTTTCTATCTGAAGGAGACACAACCATGATGCCTTTGCAGAATGTGAAGACCGTTTCGGTCATCAAGCCGCAATCGGTGGCGACCAATGCCACCGCGACCGGCGTTATCGATCGCCTGGGTTATGACGAGGTGGCCATCAACGTCCATCTCGACACGGCCGCGGCGACGTCCAGCAACCCGGCTGTCCTGAAGGTGGGCGAGGGTGATACCTCGACCGCGTTCACCGACATCACGGCTCTGGTCGGCGATGGCGAGGGCGGGTTCACGGTTCCGGCGGCTGATACGTCGGCACCGCAGATCATCCGCCTGAACCTCGATGCCCGCGCCCGCAAGCGTTACCTGCTGGTCACCCTGACCTCGGCGGGTGCCGCGCAGCTGGCCTCGGTCACGGCCGACCTCAACAAGGCGGACGACACGACGGTCGCGCGCGCCGGTATGGCTCTGGTGGCAAACGCCTGATGCCATTCGACGCCGTCTCCGATGATGTGGAAGTACGGCTTAACCTGGGGGCGGGCGCGAATCCCGTCCCCGGGTTCCTTTCTGTCGACCGCAAGGATGGCGGGGAGGTCTATCCTCTCGACGTCCCGGACGGGTCGGTCGATGAGATCCGTGCGTCCCATGTGCTCGAACACTTTTCACACCTTGAAGTCGCCGCGGTATTCAACCACTGGGTTTCCAAGCTCAAGCCAGGCGGCCTGATCAAGATCGCCGTCCCGGACTTCGAGAAGATCGCCCGTGATTACCTGAACGGCAAGAATTTCCCCATCGAGGAATACCTCTTCGGCGGCCATATTGATGAGAACGACCACCACGGCGTGGCGTTCGACAAGGAACTGCTCACCGAACTGTTCCTGAATGCCGGACTGACCCGGCTGCATACCTGGACGTCCGAGATCGAGGACTGCGCGAGCATCCCGCATTCCCTGAATCTGGCCGGCTACAAGCCGCTTTCGGACCTCCAGGTCTGCAAGAACACGACCGCGATACTGTCCGCGCCCAGATATGGGCCGGTGCTGCACTTCCGGCTGGCCATGCGCGCCTTCCAGCGTGCCGGGGTGCCGTATCAGCCTGCCGGCGGCGCCTACTGGCATCAGATCCTGTCCGAGCTGATGGAAGAGCATATCGCCAACGAGGCGTGCAAGTACGTCATCACCTGCGATTACGACACCGTCTTCCGCTATGAGGACGTCCTCGACCTGTACCGGCTAATGGAGGCGAACCCTGACGTGGACGCCATCTTCCCGCTGCAGATGAAGCGCGGGAACGACAGCGTGGCGCTCTTCGGTCTTGAGGACGCCGAGGGAAAACCGCACCATGTCCAAAAGAGCCTCAACCAAGCGCATATGGTAGCCTGTCTGACGGACTTCACGGTCAATGACGGTTTGAGCGATCTCACGGAGTTCGTAATCTTCATCCCCGGTGGCAGCGAGTTCGAAGACGCTGTCCTTTGAGGTGAGGGAGATGAAGAGGAAGGTGACCAGCGTGTTGCATTGTGCGTAGGTCAGCGGGACGACCATCTTCGCAGGCTCACCCTTTTGTTTCGCGCGAGCGTCATGGGCGTCTGTGGCCTTCTTGCGCTTATATGTCGCAAGGGCTTTGTCCCAATGCGGGTAAGAGCCGGCGATGAATGAGCGTGAGTTATTCACCACGCCAACAACTTCTTCAAGAAGCTCTTGGATGTTTTCTGGATGCTCTTCGAGTTCGAGCATTTCGGTGATTTCTGGCGTCATTGGGAGAAGGAATTTAAGTCGCCGTCAGCGAAAGGGGTAAGGTCAAGCTCACGGTCGGAAGCGGTGGATGGGGTTTCAGAAAGGGGTTCACTTGCTGGATCGACCCATTGAAGCCCGTGCGAGACCGCCCGGTAGAAACATTCCATCATGTGATCATCTTTGTCGATAGGTTTTTCCTTTTCTTTTTGCCAGGTGTAAAGGAAGAACTCGCGGATGGTTTCGGTGCAGGAAGAGCAAAAGCGCACAAGCCCGAGGGTGACCTCACGACCGGCAATGACATAGGTCCTTGTGGCCTCCAACGCCTGACGGGCTTTAATAATCCCGGTCTTTAATGAAGAAGAGGACGAATTTGCGAGCTTCACCCCTTCGGGTGCGGGCGCAGCTGCCTCGCGCAGTAATAGCGGTGCCGGTGACGGTGCTGCAGACGATGACGATAATGA